CAGCTCAGTTGTGTTAAACTCCACCAACGGAATTGAAATGCCGATGGAATTGATTTCTGTGAAGGAATCGAAGGCTGGATCGTTTGTACAGGTTGTACCTGAATACAAACGTTTGAAAAATCGCTATCAACTAATGTGGGATCAAAAAGATTGTATTGATTATTTGAAAACATCAGCAGTTTTAGCGGCATACATCGACCAGTCACTAAGTACTAATACATTCTATAATCCAGCATTCTTTGATAAAGGTAAAGTACCTGGAACATTGGTTGCTAAGAACTTGATGCTTGCTTATAAGTGGGGCATCAAAACAATCTACTATAGTTTAATTAATAAAGTAGGAAGTAAAGTAGCATTACAAGAAGATAATGTTATCCCATTCATCAAACAAGAAATTGTAGAGATTATGGATGATATGGATGATTGTGAAGCATGTAAATTATGATTACACTAACCGAATCAGCATTAGCTAAAATATCAGATATTCTTGCAGAAGAAAACAATCCTGCATTGAAACTAAGAACCTTCGTACAAGGCGGAGGTTGCTCTGGCTTCAGTTATGGGTTCATGTTAGATGAAGAACAAAATGAAGATGACTTCATTATTGATAATACAGGTGCAACAGTACTAATTGATAGTATGAGTATGCAATATATGCAAGGCGCTACTATTGATTACAAAGAAGAACTCATGGGAAGTAACTTTGTAATTAATAACCCTAACGCAACTACTACATGTGGATGCGGTTCTAGCTTTGCAGTATAAGATTTATAAAAGGAAACTAAATGAAAAAGCGCAATTACACACAGGACACAGTTAAAAAACTACAAGGCTCATTACAAGTTGAGCATACATTAGCAAAACGAGGCGCACATAAATTGCGTGAACTATTAGCTAATGAACCATATATCAATACACTAGGTGCATATAACGGTCAAATGGCTGTACAACATGCCAAAGCAGGATTGAAAGCAATCTATTTAAGTGGCTGGCAAGTAGCAGCCGCAAACAACACAAGCAATACAACATATCCAGATCAATCATTATATCCAGTAGATAGTGTTCCTCGTGTAGTGAAAGGCATCAACAACGCATTCCGTCGTGCCGATCAAATTGAGCACAGTGAAGGTAATGTAACAACAGATTATTTCTTACCAATCGTTGCTGACGCAGAAGCAGGATTCGGTGGTGCATTAAATGCGTATGAGTTAATGTCACATATGATTGAAGCAGGTGCTGCCGGTGTTCACTTTGAAGACCAATTAGCATCAGAGAAAAAATGCGGTCACTTGGGAGGAAAAGTACTGGTCCCAACAAGTCAGATGATTCGCACTTTAAATGCGGCAAGATTAGCCGCAGACGTTGCCGGCGTTGACACGGTTATTATGGCGAGAACAGATGCAGAGGCTGCTACACTTATTACATCAGATCACGACCCATTAGATAAGGACTTTGTAATCAATGAAAGAACAGAAGAAGGATTCTACAAATTTAAAAACGGTATCGATGCATGTATTGCAAGAGGTTTGGCTTATGCCCCTTACGCTGACCTTTTATGGTTCGAAACATCAACCCCGGACATTGCTCAAGCAAAGAAGTTTGCAGACGCTATACATGCACAGTTTCCTAATCAGATGTTGGCTTATAATTGTAGCCCTAGCTTCAATTGGCGTAAGTTCTTATCTGTAGAAGAATGTGAAACATTCCAGCGTGAACTAGGAATGCTAGGATATAAGTTCCAATTCATAACATTGGCAGGCTTCCACTCAGTAAACTTAGCTACATTTGAATTAGCAGAAGCATATAAAGAACGTGGCATGGCTGGTTATTCAGAAATGCAACAAAGAGAATTTGCGGCACAAGAACGCGGATTCACAACTGTTAAACATCAAAGAGAAGTTGGCGTAAGTTATTTTGATTTGATTAGTGAGGCAGTGGGCGCAACATCAACTGTTGCAAATAAAACTTCAACTGAGCACGACCAATTCTAAAAATATTATGAATTCTCTGATTCCTGAAACAATAGATGAAATGCTTGACAGAACAGGTCCCGGTAAACGGAAAGAAGGGTTTGAGATAATGATCGAACATTTAAAAACTGTCAACAATCCATTAATAATAGAAACAGGGTGTACTAGGTCTACTGAAAGCTGGGAAGGTGATGGTATGAGTACTGTTATTTTTGACAAATACATTACCATGTTTGATGGAGAGTTACATTCTGTAGATATCGAACCTCTACATATTGAACTATCAAACACGCTAGTCAGTAAAAAAACAACTATACATTGCTCTGATAGTGTTTCATGGTTATGGGAATTTAATAAACTTGGAAGAAAGATTGATTTGTTGTATCTTGACAGCTTTGACCTTGATACTTTGTACCCAGCACCCAGTCAACAACATCATCTGTATGAGTTGACTGCTATTGTTGGCAGTTTACGCAATGGAACAATGATTGCAGTAGATGACAACTACGGTGACTTTGGTAAAGGACAATTAATAAAAAAGTTTATGGAACATATTGGAAACGATATGATTCACGATGGATATCAACAAATATGGAAATGGAACGGAAATGAATAACGAACAATATAATCTGATGATTGACGCATATAATATCAGTTTCATGCTAATGGATAAATGGCGTAAATACGCTATGCAAAGTTCTGGTTCAATAGAAAAACTAGGACAAGTTCCAGTCTTTGTTGAACACAACGGTGAACTATTAGAAGTTACTGATGTTGTAGACGAGAACGGTAAAATCATTTTAAAAACAAAATAATAATATGTCAAAAGAACAATACGAATTAAGTAAACCTACCAACTACCTTCAGCGTAAGATGTTTCTAGACCCAGCGGGTCCTGTAACAGTACAACGATTTGAAGAAGTCAAATACCCTAAACTATCTAAGTATGAAGAAACTGCTCGTGGCTTCTTCTGGGTCCCTGAAGAAATTTCATTAACAAAAGATAAAATAGACCATAAGGATGCAAGCGATGCTATTAAGCATATTTTTACTAGTAATTTGTTGCGTCAGACTGCTTTGGACTCTATACAAGGTCGTGCACCGTCTCAAGTATTCGGACCTGTCTGTTCCATACCGGAGCTTGAAGCCCTCACACTTACTTGGGGTTTCTTTGAAACAAGCATTCATTCCAAGAGCTATAGTCACATCATTCGTAACATTTACGGAGTGCCAAAAGAAGAATTCAATAAGATCCACGACACTAATGAGATCGTCAGCATGGCAGCGAATGTTGGACGCTATTATGAAGACCTCCATCAAATTAATTGTCAAAAAGAACTCGGGATGGCAGTTGATACACTCACGCATAAGAAAGCCATATGGATGGCTTTACATGCAAGTTACGCTCTCGAGGCTTTACGCTTTATGGTTAGTTTCGCTACCAGTCTTGCTATGGTGGAAAATAAAATTTATATAGGCAACGGAAATATTATCTCGTTGATTTTACAAGATGAGTTATTACATACAGAATGGACAGCATGGCTTATCAATAATGTCGTTAAAGATGATCCAGACTTTGTACAGATTCAAGCTGCTTCACATAATGAGGTTTATAATCTGTACATGGATGTTATTAACGAAGAAAAATCTTGGGCGGAGTTTCTTTTTAAGAAAGGTGTCGTTATCGGTCTCAACAGCGACATCCTTAAAGATTTCGTTGACTATACTGCTTTCCAACGACTAAAGGATATCGGTATCAAGTACCAAGAGAATCATCCTAAGCATAGCCCTATTCCATGGTTCAATAAGCATGTTAATATTAACAAGAAGCAAACAGCATTACAAGAAAACGAATCAACTAACTATGTTATCGGTGTCTTGTCAGAGGAGGTAGATTTTGAGGAGTTACCACAACTATGACCGAATTAACAATTGAAGAAAAGCAAAGACGCTTAGAAGAAGCACGACATACAACGGACTATCTTATCAAAGAATCAACTAAACGTGGTTATCAACAAGCAGTAGATACTACTAAAGATGTATACGAAAAGTTCAAACAGATTGAGTTAAAAGAACGTTGCCTAAGAGTTAAGTTCTTAGATTGGTTAAGTGACAAACTATTGAGTTGGGGTAAGAGCGTACATCAAATGTCAGTACGCATTGACAGTCCATGTGCTATCAAGTTACCAGAAAAGAAAACAGAAAAAAGTCCCTACTGGACTAGTAAAACAGGAGAAAAGAAATGAAAGCAATCGTATGGTCAAAGTATAACTGCCCCTATTGTGAGCAGGCAAAACAACTATTATCACAGCGTGGTATCAGTTATGAAGAACGAAAAATCGGTGATGGTTGGGACAAGGAAGACTTATTAGAAGCAGTTCCTAATGCCCGTTCAGTGCCACAAATTTTCTTAAATGATGAACTCATTGGTGGGTTTACAGAATTAAGAGAAAAACTACTAACAGAAGGTATCTAATGGAACAAAATAAAGTATATTCATTTAAATTGAATTCAGGGGAAGAATTGATCGGTAAGTTCATTGAACAAAATGACAACTATTTGACAATTCAAGCCCCAGTAAGTATCGGTGCAGGACCAAAAGGAATCCAAATGATTCCAACATTGTTCACCGTCGATCCCGACACTCAAATTACGCTAAATACTAATAGCGTTTCAATTTATGCGGAGACTGAAGATTCAGTTAAAATGAAGTATATTGAAGCAACTACAGGAATTACGGTTCCTGATAAGAAAATTATACTAGGATAAATTATGATAAGTTGTATGGGTGATATGAATACTATGGGCGGTGAAATACTGACTGGTTCTAAATCTGTATTAGTTGCAGGTCGCCCTGTCGCAGGTGTAGGAAGTATGGTAGCAGAACATGCGCCCTGGAATCCTTGGGCAGTACATTCACCACATATTTGCTCTGTAATATCTTCTGGTAGTCTTACTGTAAAAGCAGAATTTAGACCAGTCGCAAAAGTAGGATCTACTACTAATTGCGGCCATAGTATAGCTACCGGTAATGGAACAGTATTAGTCGTATGAGTTTAACACCCCTGAATATAAATGTACTTGGCGAGTTTGTACAGAATAGTGGTTTGCGTATTGAACAAACCGCATTCCTCTACGCTGGCGTAAGTTCATCAGATAGTGATTATACTTCAGGGAGAATGATTAGTAGTTCAGGAGTAGATTTTCTATCTCGTGCAATTAATATCGCTTATAATAATATAGGCGCAAGCCCAGGAGATGTTTCTCAATCTATCTACGACCAATTAATCACAATCGGTCAAAATACAATCCCTGCATTGGGCGCATGTCCTCCGTCAACTTATACTAGAACTTATACAGGATCAACTACACAATGGGGATTCTATCGTCTATTCGCTAAACAACAACATGATGAATTTCACCCAGGTGATGGAACTTATGCAGAATTCATACAAACATTTAGCACTTGCTTTGGACTAGCAAGCCACAGAAATAGCGCAATATCAGCAGTAAATTCGGCTAGTTCATATTTGCTTGGAACATATAGCAATATGAATGACTTAATCACCAGTGACATAGCCGGTGTCTCATTATCAATGACAGTTTGGGGAACTGATTTAATTGCTTCGGGTAAAGTAATTGATTTACATAATATTGATAAGTTTGGTAATCCTGATGTTCTATTAAGAACCATTTACAATAGACGAGCAATGTCAAATGCATTGAACTTGATGTTGTTAAGTACAGGTATTCCAACAACAGAAATA